ACGCCGACGGCAAATATTACAACTTGCCAGCCGAGACGCAGCAATACATCGACAACGTGCGCCAGTATTACAACCAGTCGACCGGCGACAACTACGGCATCACAGTGTCACCGACGCCGCGCATGCGCCCCGGCAGCGTAAGGCCGCAGGCGCGCCCAACAGGATTACTTGGCTGATGGATCTACGATACTACGTCCCACCAAATTTGCGCGGCGCCTATGACGTGGCCAGCAATGTCGGAACCGGAGCTTACAACTTACTGAGTTCGTTTCAGCGAGACCCCTTCGGCACTAATAAGGCCATCGGTCAGGGCATGATCGAGGGTGTAGTTGACACAGTCTCGGACCCAGTCGGGACAGCCAGAGAGTTTGGCGGGACGTTAAAGCGAGGTCTGACATATACCGCCGCAGACAAGTTGATGGATATGTTTGGCGTTGAGCCCAAAGACGCGTCGCCCGATCAGCTTATAGCATCAAACGAGGCTCTCGCGTCCGACAGAGCCGCCGCATTGGGCACATTGGCTTCTGTAGTGCCAGGGGTTGGACCAGCTACTCGAGTTGCCAGCCGATTAGAGGTTGACCCCAATTCTATGGGCTCCCTGCTCGGTAATGTGCGTTTAAGGCCGAAGGCATCTGCGCCATTCGACGCTGGTCGGGGCACCGCCGGCAATAGCGGCCCGAGCCTTCTGGACGCGCTCGAGGCTCGCGCCGCTCAGATGGAATTTAAGCCGCCCGACCGTATTCAGCCTGCTCCGGGCGGAGCGGGAATATTTGACAGAGATTATCAAACGCCTGCTCCCAGCGGCGCTTTTGAGGACTTATCGTTAAAATACCCGCGGAACCCAGACGCCAAAGCGCCACTTCCAAAAGGCGACAGGTCTCGCATTCTCGTGGACCGCAGGGAGGCTATATCAAGCGCCTTGGCGGATCGCATTCGGGCGACAGGTCAGCTCGACGCTGACACGCGCTACTTCTACCACACTGACGGGCCGGTCTACCGCGCCGCCAGAAACGCTGGCCTGACTGATGTCGAGGCGCAGGCTTATTTGCGTGATCTTAGTAACAATGTGGCAGCTACAAGCCCGCGCACAAAAGTTGAAGAGAATTTACGCAACGCCACACTCGTGATGGCTAAAGATCAGCAAGGCATACCATTTCGGGATGTCGTCGGTCCCGGCACTATACGGCCAGACGGCACTAAGGGTATCAGTGAAAAAGGTTATCCCATGATGACTGCCAAGGGTGGGATCCACGGCGGCCTATTGGATGACGTGGCGGCCACTGGCGCTATGGATGTGGCGAGAAATCCTAAGCCGTCCAACTTCGGCGCGAACCTATCAGGGAACCGCAGCGGTGTCACAATGGACACTCACGCGATCCGAGGCACGTTGATGACGTTGAATGAAATGGAGCCGGGATCGGTTCCCGAAGGCTTTATCCTGCCAAAATTCCGAGATCAGTACGCCAAAGACCCTAGTGTCCTAACGCCCAATATGATCGACGACACACTCGCGTCTCAGATGACAGGTCCAAAAGGCAGCACCACCAAGTTGCAGACTGAATATCCTGTATTTGCGGACATATGGCACGACGCAGCCGCAAAGTTGGGCGTGTCTCCGGCCGAGGCTCAGTCAATGGGCTGGTTTGGCTTCGGAGATGAGACAAATCTGGGAAGCGCGAGAAAAACGCCGGTGGATATATTTGATGATCGACTGAGCGTTACAGCACAGGCGCTTGGCATCACCCCACAGGAGGCTGCGCGTTCAGTGTTTCGCCGGAAAATACCTTTACTCGCGGCTCCTTTTGCTGCCGCTCCGCTTTTGGCTCTACAGCCCCAGCAAGATCCAAGACAACAATATTAGAGGCTTGATATGGACTATGACATGAATAAGATGGCCTCAGAGCTTGAGGCAGAGCTTAACCCGGACGTGATGGACGAGGTGGAGTTGCAGTCGGTCGTCGCGCGCGAGCTCGAGGACGCAATCGACTATATCGACAACTACATCAGCCCCAAGCGAGCTGAGGCGACCAAATATTACAACGGCGCCCCATTCGGGAACGAGGAAGAAGGCCGCAGTCAAGTGGTCAGCCGAGACGTGCGGGATACCGTACAGGCCGTCATGCCGTCGCTGATGCGCGTGTTCCACGGCTCCGACGAGGCAGTGTCATATATCCCCACCGGCCCAGAGGATGTCGAGGCGGCCCAGCAGGCGACCGACTACGCCAATTTCATTATGAACCGCGACAACAACGGCTTCTTGGCGATGCACTCAGCATTTAAAGACGCCCTGATCCGCAAGGTCGGCATCATCAAGTGCTTCTGGGAAGACAAGACAGAAGTCGAGACCTATAACCTGACCGGCCTTGACGATGCTGCACTTGCAGCACTCGCCGCCGACCCGGACGCGGAAATCACTGTGCAGTCGTCTGAGACTTTCGGCGAGCCGCAGATCGACCCCAACACCGGCCAGTTTATCATGCCGCCAATGGTCCACAGTGTGACAGTCGAATATGTGCGCCCAGATGGCCGCGTGCAGATCGAGGCTGTGCCGCCCGAGGAGTTCCTGATCTCTCGCGAGAGTAAGGACGTCGAGACGTCTGACTATGTCGCGCACCGCCGCATCATCACGGTGTCCGAGTTGATCTCCATGGGCTACAGCGCCGAAGAGGTCGAGGATCTGGCGTCGGCCCACGACGACATGAACACCAACGTCGAGCGCAACACTCGAAACCCAGCCCTGTCAAACGAGATGAACGCGCGCAACGACGAGGCGATGCGCAAGGTGCTTTATGTAGAGAGTTACATACGCGTCGACTATGACGGCGACGGGATCGCCGAGTTGCGTAAAATTTGCACCGCGGGCGACGGCAACAAGATCCTGAGCAACACGCCAATCACAATGGCGCCGTTTGCCACATTTACCCCGGAGCCAGAGGCGCACGACTTTTTCGGATCATCCTTGGCAGACGCAGTCATGGACATCCAGCTCATCAAGTCAAACGTCATGCGCAACACGCTCGACAGCCTGAGCCAGAGTATCAACCCGCGCTTGGCGATTGTTGAGGGCATGGTGAACCTGGAAGACGCAATGTCTACCGAGAATGGCGCAATCATCCGTCAGCGTGCCGCCGGCCAAATTCAGCCAATGAGCATCCCGTTTGTCGGTCAGGCCGCGTTCCCGGTCTTACAGTACATGGACGACGTCAAGGAGGCCCGTACAGGCATCTCCAAGGCGTCAATGGGTTTGGATGCGTCTGCACTCCAGAGCAGCACTGCCGGCGCTGTAAACGCCACTGTGGCGGCCGCACAGCAGCACATCGAGCTGATCGCCCGCGTGTTCGCCGAGACCGGCATGAAGCGCCTGTTCCAGATCATCTTGCAGCTCATCACTACGCACCAAGACCAGCCGCGCATGGTGCGCCTGCGCAATAAATTCGTGCCTATCGATCCGAGGGCTTGGAGCGCAGACATGGACGTGTCCGTTAATGTGGCGTTGGGCCGTGGAACAGACACTGAGCGCATGATGATGCTGCGCCAGATCGGCGAGATGCAGAAGGAGGCCATGGCCACAATGGGTCAAATCAATCCGCTCACCGACATGGCAAAGCTGGGCAACACGCTCAAGTCGATGACCGAGCTGGCTGGCTTCAAAGACACCTCACAATTCTGGAACGACCCGGCCGACTTCCAGCCGCCGCCACCAGACAACAAGCCCGACATCAACGAGCAACTGATCCAAGTGCAAATTCAGCAGATCCAAGCGGACATGCAGAAGAAGGCAGCCGAGTTGCAGCTCAAGCGTGAGAACATGATGATGGAGGACGACCGCAAGCGCGACGAGCTCGAGGCCGAGCTGTTCGTGAAGGCGGAGGAAATGCAGGCCAAATACGGCACGCAGTTGAACGTCGAAAAGATCCGCTCCGAGCTGGCGATCAATCGCGAGATAATGCGCGGACAAGTTGACGTCATAAAGGAGGGAGCGCGTGAAGAGTAAGCAACAAATCGTGGATGATGGCCGGCAGGCCGACCGTCTTCTGCGTGACACAGATCTGGCTCGGTTTCTTGACGAGATCGAGCAAGAGTGCTGGGGCGACTTCAAGTCGACCGCGACCAGCGATAGCGACGGCCGTGAGGCCGTTTACATGAAATTGCAAGGCGTCGACGCGGTGCGTCGGTCGCTGCGCGCAATGGTGGATAATGCGGCTATTGAGGAAAAGCGAAAATAGGCGTATATTAGGAGAATAAGTCATGGCAGAAAACAACACCCCGCAAGGGATTGGGTTGTCAGAGGCACAAAATGCAATCAGCGCGATGATGGCACCCTCTCAAGAGGACAACGCCACTGAGGTTGATGCGCAGGTCGAGGAAGCCGATCAGGTGGACGAGGCCGAAATGTTCGATGATGCGGAGGACGAAAGTCACGAGGCGGAGGCGAGCGATCTTGATGACGAAGACGAAACCTATGAGGGCGACGACACTTCTCAAGAGTTCGATATCATGGCGGCAGCAGTCGAAGTGAATGGCGAAGAGAAAACGGTCGAAGAGCTCAAAAGTGGCTATCTAAGGCAGCAGGACTACACCCGCAAAACTCAGGCACTGAGCGAAGAGAAAAAAGAATTCTCGGAGGTACAGGCCGCAGTATTGCAGGAGCGTGCACAATACGCTGAGGCGCTGCCCATGTTGGCGCAGCAAATTCAGCAATCGGTCGAACAGGAGCCGGATTGGGACACACTGTATGACACAGACCCCGCTCTGGCCGCGAAGGCGGAACGTCAGTGGCGTAAACAGCTAGAGCAGAAGCAGCAGCAACTGCAAGCAGTTCACGCCGAGCAACAGCGGATGCAACAACTGGAGCAGCAGAGAGTTGCCCAAATGCAATCGCGGTTCGTGGAGGAGCAAAGGCAGATCCTGCCGGACGTGATCCCCGAATGGAGAGATGCGAAAGTGGCGGCACAAGAGGCCGGCGAAATTCGCGATTTTCTATTGCAGTCAGGTTTTCAGGAAGCTGACATCGACGGGATGAATTCCGCAGTGGTCGTTAAAATGGCCAGACTGGCAATGCTACAAGCGCGTGGCGCAAACCGAGCTGATAAGGCAAAGGCCAAGCCTAAACCAGCTAAGGGGAGCAAGACGATGCGGGCAGGGTCACGCGGTACGCAACCGAGACCGAAAAATGCGGTACGCGAAGCGCAACAGCGTCTAAAACAAACCGGCCGCGTCAATGATGCCGCAGCCGCCATCAAAGCCTTATTGTAGGAGAAATATACAATGGCAATCGTAGGTAATACATTCACCTCATTCGACGCGAAGGGTATTCGCGAAGAATTATCCAATATCATCAGTAACATAAGCCCAGAAGACGTTCCATTCCAGTCTAATGTCGGCTCCGAAAATGTGTCCAACACATATTTTGAGTGGCAAACAGACGAATTGGCTAGTGCGCAGAACGTACCAGTCATTGATGGGGATGATGTTTCTTCTTTTGATTCAACAGCTTCCACTGCGCGCGTAGGCAACTACACACAAATCGCCCGCCGCACAATGATCGTCGCTGACAACCTCGGCAGCCAAGATTTGGCCGGTCGCAACGATGAAATCAGCTACCAGATGGCCAAGCGCGGCTCTGAGCTGAAGCGCGACGTAGAGCTGATCTTGACTGCAAACGCAGCCAAAGGCGCGGGCAACTCTTCGACTGCTCGTGTGACTGGTGGCCTCGGCGCATGGATCGCAACCAACACCAGCAAAGCTGGCGACGGCACAGACCCAACTGCTGTAGACGGTTCCGACGCCCGTAACGAC